GCGGGAAAAACAAATCCTTCGCATGATCGCACATGGCCTAAGCGACAAGAGTATTGCGTGGCTGTTGGCCATCAGCGAGAATACGGTTAATTTTCACCTGAAAAACATTTATCGAAAGCTGGGTGTACATAACCGCACAAACGCAACGGTCATTGTCGCCGCGCACGTTTCTATCAGCGAATCGTAAGCAAAAACTACTTCTTTGACCGATGCGCGTTCAACGCTATTTTGTTAGCATGGCGATTATGCGACTATTTCAGGTGTACAAAGACCAAATCAAGCCGGACCAAGCAACGGTCCTTGACGCGCCCGGCGTCAGCTATTCGTCAACGTCTAGCCCTTACGCTGTGGCGCTCATTGCCCATCTGCCCGGCAACTTGAACGGCGGCGGCCATGCGGCCTACGTGGATGTGCTCGGTGACGACGGTCAACCGCTGTCTAATCCGCCACTCAGGATTGGCTGGACGTGGGAGGGACGCCGCGACGGTGAAGCAGCCCCGCCGGTTGCACTCGACAAAGGTCCGCTCGACGCGTCCGCCGGCAACGTGGTGATCTACAAAGGCATGGTCATGGCGTTGTGGCTTCAGGGGGGCGACCGCATGGTCAGCGACGTGGTGAGTGGCTTGCAGACGGCGACGCCTGACGATGACCCAGCGACCGGCAACAGTCGCTTTCACAACTCGTTTTACATCGTCTTTCGCAAACGGGGAACATTGGTACAGCCGTCCCCACCGCAGCCGGTGACGCTGGAAGACCAGGTGAAGGCATTGCAGACAGACATGGCAGAGGTGAAACGGCGCATCGCCGTACTTGAGGCGAGGTAAGCGGAGGGCATTCGCTTTTTTATCTTTGGGTAGTAGGGTGGCACGTGGCCGACAACCAGATTCATACGGGCGGCGGTTCGGCCATCAGTGGCAATGTCGAAACAGACAGTGGTGACTTTGCGGGACGCGATAGCCAGAGGAACAGCGTCACCGTCAACACTGACAGTGATGCAGAATTGTGGCGAGCCGTGACAAGCTTGGAAACGCGGATTACTTTACTAGAACACGACGCCCGCAGTAACGCGCGGCAGTATTGGGTTGCCATCGCCCTCTTTGTTGTTACGATTGCCAGCCTTTGGTATTTGTCGATGAAGATCGATGCCTATACCAAGGCTGCCCAGAATTTGAGCAGAATTGCCGCTGAACAGCGCAAATGAGGCCAAGTGATGAGCTATGTAATCATTTTTATGGGGGGTTTTATCGTCGGTGGCCTGCTCGGCGCGGCGATGATGGCCATTGCCAACGCCGCCAGTAAAAATATCGAAGAGGTGGACGCCCGCCGCCAACAGCGTAATGAGCGCCGATGAGTGGGTATTATTTTGGTTCCTAGTGTTTTTCTTTGCATTAGGCTTGGCCTGGCGTTTGTTGGGGTAGATAGATGACCGAGATCAAGGTCTGGTTGGGGAAACATCCGAACGTAGTGATAGCCCTGATTGTGGCGCTGACCGTGGCGCTCATCGCGGCGATGGCGTTTCACTATGATTTGAGTTGGATACCGGATATTTTGCGGGGCTGGGTTGGATGGCGTTAACGGGCAAACAGACGCTCTTTGTTGAAGCGTATTTGCGGTGTTGGAATAAGACCGAATCAGCGCGCCAAGCCGGCTATGCTGGCAATGATGCGACGCTGGGCGCCATCGGTTATGAGAACTTCAAAAAACCTGAAATTTTTGAGGAAATTCAACGGCGTATCAGCGAAACGGCTATGAGCGCTGATGAAGTGCTGATGCGCTTGGGGGATCAGGCTCGTGGCAACATGGGCGACTTCTGGAAGATAGAAGAGGGCCAGCCGCCAACGCTTGACTTGACCAGCGACAAGGCCAAGCTACCGCTGATCAAGAAGATGAAGGTTAAGACGACCAAGCGGTTTTATACCGAAGACGAAGACCCCGTTACCGAAGTGACGACCGAGATTGACTTTGAGTTGTATGATGCGCAGGCAGCGCTAGAGAAGCTTGGCAGACATCACAAGCTTTTTACTGACAAGACCGAAGTAACCGGCAAAGACGGCGCTCCACTAGAAGCAAAAATAACCCATGCTATTGACTCAAGCACAGCAACCAGTATCTTTGACATCCTTGCGGAATCAGGTGTCTTTGAATCCGGCGCTAGTGACGCCAAAGCTGACGAAGTACATTCCGCACAAGCCGACGCCTAAGCAAAGCGCCTTTTTGCTATTGCCGCATATTGAAGCTTTTTACGGGGGGCAACCTGGCGGGGGCAAGTCAGATGCACTGCTCATGGCGGCGTTACAGTATGTGGACATCCCCAACTATGCGGCCATCTTGTTTCGGCGCACGTACAAGGATTTGGCCTTGCCCGGCGCACTGATGGACCGGGCGCACAGTTGGTTACAAGGCACGGACGCCAAATGGGATGAACAGGATAAACGCTGGACCTTCCCGAGCGGCGCAACGCTCTCCTTTGGCTATCTAGAGAACGAAAAAGACAAGTACAGGTATCAGTCGGCTGAATTTCAATTTGTGGGCTTTGATGAAACGTCGCAGTTTTATGAGACGCAATACACCTACCTGTTCAGCCGCTTGCGGCGCTTGGCGGGATCAGTTGTACCGCTCAGGCAGCGCAGTGCCAGCAACCCGCCAACCAGCGCTGATGGGCAATGGGTCAAGAAGCGCTTTGTGTTGCATCGCACGGCCAAGCGCCCTTTCATCCCGTCTGGCCTTGACGATAATCCTTATCTCGACAAGGAAGAATATCTCAAGAGCCTGGATAACTTGGACGATGCGACCCGCAACGCTTTGTTTGACTGGTTCGCCAGCGTGGAAGGCTTGGTCTTTGGCAACTTCAACGATGCGAACTTGACGCTGGAAGAGCCGAACGGCCGGGAGCCGGTCATGCTGGCCATTGATGACGGCTATTTCCCAGACCCCAGGGCTACGCTCTTTGTGCAAATGAAGCCAGGTTATCTCTTGGTCTTTGATGAGTTGTATCAGCATAGAACGCTTGAAGAGCAGACGGTCAGAGACATCCAAGAAAAGCTCAATGAGCATAAGGTGCGCTTGGCAAAGCAAGCCGCTGTGAGCCACGAAGCGCCCCAGTTGCGCGCTAGGCTGACCAGCGTAGGCATAGCGGCGCATAGCTGGCTACAGAGTAGGGCCGGCAATGGTAGCACCCGCGTCGCTGCCATTAAGCTTCTGCGTTCGCTCATCTGTGACGCCAAGGGCCAGCGCATGATTATGATTCACCGGCGCTGCAAGAATCTGATTTGGGAAATCACCGAGGGGTATAGATACCCAGAGGGCAAGCATAGCCCAGACGATGAACCGGAAGACGGCAATGACCATGCGTGCGAGGCGCTAGAGGGATTGACCTGGATGTTATACGGTGGCAGTAAACCACAAAAGCCAAGGAGCAGAGCATATTAGATGAGCAGAGCAATTAACTGGTTTGGCTACAATAAAGATGGTGAACATCGCGTTTGGTGGCATACCATTGAACGGCGGCGCTTCGCCAAAGCCTTCTTCCTTCACTTCCTAAATAACTGCCTACATATCGAATGGTATTGGTTTAGCCGCTCTTGTCGGATGAGCCTGGCCTTTCGGGATGCAGCAGTAGGAGACAGTCAAATCGGATTTAGCCTTGCTATTCCGTTCGTCATCGATCTGTACATTAGTTTGGAACGGGCCAAATGGGTGGAGCGGTTGCCGGGGGTGGACTGGAAATCAGGCGATTATGTATCCGGTGAGCGCGAGATCTCATTGCGCTTTTTTGACAACGCAGCCTGGTGGTTAATTTGGCGTAACGATGATCAGTGGAAGCGCAATGATTGGCGACACAATAGCTTTCACTGGCTAGATTTTCTATTTGGGCGGAACAAATACAGCGAATCTGAGCGCATATCCGGCGATTACTTCTTGCGAATGCCCGAAGGCGCTTATCCGGTCAAAATCGAGCTATACACAGCCACCTGGAAGCGACCGCGCTGGCCCTGGCTACAGCAAGCCTGCCGAGCAAATATAGAAACAGAGCATGGCGTCCCCATCCCCGGCAAAGGTGAGAATGATTGGGACTGTGGGGATGACGCTCTTTTCGGTGGGACGTATTTGGCCGAAACTACCGAAGAGGCATTGCAAAAAATGCAGGATAGCGTCATACGTGACCGTTTGCGTTATGGTGGGCCGGAATGGATTCCTGATGCTGGATGGCCAGCGCATTGCGAGAGGGAAGCATGATCGACATTACACGCCTTAGCCCAG